CCGTGAGCCAGCGCGCCGCCCCATAGCCTAGGGGCGTCCGAAGCTCGTCATGCAGGTTACAACACGCATAGTGTCACCAGCCAACTATGGTACACGTGCACGGGGGTACAGAACGCAAGACGGGCGAGGACGGAGGAAGCGGGACAAGTACATTACGAATCTCGCGCCAGGGTTGACGGCCACCTGGGAGGCCTGCGCTGATAACTACAAGAACGCTGTCCGTGGTCTGCACGAGCGAGTATTTACTGTTGATCAGCCAAATGGTGGGAGGGGTCCCCCCCCCCTGCCAGTCCCTGGGGCGTTGAACGCCCTGCAAGCCTTCAGGCGGAAGTTTGTGCGGTTGGCGGCTAAGACCCGTGTTGTTGACGCAATGGAGTTCCCGTTGCTGTATGACGACGCGCGCAAGTGCCGACTGTACACTGAAGCCGCAGAAAGCCTGCTGGGCCAGCCGGTGGAGAAGAGAGATGCTAAGATCAAGGCATTCATCAAGGTAGAAAAACGCGCGCACACACAGGCCGACAAGGCGCCGCGCGTTATCCAACCTCGCTCCCCCCGGTACAACGTAGCACTGGGTCGGCGCCTCAAGAACTTTGAGGGCGCTGCAGTGAAGGCAGTGACGCGTATCTTTGGAGAGAAAACCATTTCCAAAGGGCTTAACGCAGATAGTGTGGGCGCTCTCATGTACAAGAAGTGGTCCAGCTATTCACGCCCGGTCGCAGTATCGATCGATGCGTCACGTTTTGACCAACACTGTAGCGTAGATATCCTGGATTGGGAACATTCACTCTATAACGGAGTGTTCCGGGATGCCGAGCTCGCACAGCTGCTGCAATGGCAGCTGTACAACGAGGGAGTGTCCTACCAAGGCGATAAGAAGATTGTTTACAAGACGGTCGGATGTCGCATGAGTGGGGACATGAACACGGGCATGGGTAACTGTATCATCATGTGCGGTCTCGTATACTCCTACCTGGAGCAGTACGGGATTGACGCAAAGTTGCTCAACAACGGTGATGACTGTGTGCTGTTTATGAACGAGGGTAGCCTCGCACAGCTTGCAACATTACCAGCCTGGTTTCTCAATCGTGGGTTCACCATGATTGTGGAGCCGCCGTCGTACGAGCTCGAACACGTCGATTTCTGC